TCAATCAAACGTAACGATTAGCCAAGCTGAACCTTTATAATCTCCAGCTATCGCATTTGTTCCTTGAAGATGGCTGGTTATCTTAATAGTTCTCAAATCATTAATATCAATTTTAAAATCTTTACCTTTTTGCCCGGTTATTTCATCTGTCATGGTCTAATTATGCCATCATAAAAAAGATAAGATAAATTATAATATATTATTCATTATGTATAATCTTTAATTAATTATATTAATGGTTATTGGGTTGTGTCTAGGGTGTCAAAATACGCTACTATTAAGTCGAGTAAATGTAACAATTTCACTTTTGTGTGAAATATTAAAGGCAATACAGATAGATAAGAATTGCCTTGTTCAGAGGTATGTTAGCGGGTTAGTTCAGCATAACGACTAACACCAATATCAATAACAGCGGATAAACTCTCGCATGCCATTTATCCGGTATACGTGATAAAAAACGTTCAGCTATTTTTAATCCTATCCATGTACTACAGATTAGAATAACGGCTGCTTTTATCCAAATATAGCCAACAAATCCAGCGCTATCCTCTAACGGGGTAGTGAAAGACAATAAGATATAAGTGAGTGTTGCCGTTAATGCTAAAGGGAATGTCAATGTGTTTGCCATGGCAGCCGATTGAGTCATTGACATACCTCTACGGCGTAATAAAGGTACGGTCATAACACTTCCACCTACACCTAAAAAAGCTGCAATAATGCCAATAATAGTGCCAGTTAACGCTTCTTTTTTGTTGGTTACTTTTTGTATTGCTTTGCGTGGTGCCATAAATCCGGGGCGAAAATAGCAATCTAAGATAGTAATAAATAGATAGCCAATAAAAATCCATCGGATCCATTCACCTTGGACGGTTGAGGCAAGTAAGGCTCCGAAGATCCCACCGAATGCAATCCCCCAAAATAAGATCATAATTGAATTCCAATCTATTTTTTTAGCCTTATGGTGTTTCAGTGTCGTAATAATGGCGGAAAACAGCATAATGAGTGCAGAGGTAGCCACAGCAATTTGCATAGCGTGTTCACCCGCTAAACTATCACCAGCCCAAAGTGTAAGAATCAGAGTATAGAGTAGGGGCACAGTAACAAAACCACCGCCAAAACCAAATAACCATGTAGTAATACCTGAAATTAAGCCAAAAGAGATCAGCCAAAGTATCATTTAAATTCTCCTGTCCATAACAGGTGATATAAGCTACCGAATATAGATTTGATTTACTTCTGTGGTGCAGACAGTGAAATAGGAATTTAGGCCAATTTATCGACAATAAAGGTTATTATTTTTGATAAGGCTTTATTAAATCACCAAACTCTCATTGGGTGTTGTTAATAAATAACCTATTCTTTATAGCGAGAATAAACAGTGGGTAAAATGATAGGTTGTTATAACTGGCGTTCCCTACAGGAATCGAACCTGTAACTAGCCCTTAGGAGGGGCTCGTTATATCCATTTAACTAAGGGAACATTTTGCGAGAGGGTGCTTAACTGTTTCTCAGTGTCCGTATAGTACCGTTTTTGTGGTGAATGAATCAAGTTGTTAGTTCATTTTTGTTCTTTTATGTTTTCTTGTGTTTTTATGTTTTATGTCTTAGTTCGCTTGCCATTTTGTACATATTGAGTACATTAACGAAATATTCATTGTGTACATGAGATAAAGCGATGGCATTAAGCGACACCAAACTAAGAAGCCTTTTCAATAAACCATACTCAGGAAAACCAGAGTTAACCGATGGTGATGGCCTTAGCGCTCGCATATCCCCTAACGGAACAATAGCATTTCAATATAGATATCGCTGGAATGGTAAGGCTGTCAGGTTGACTGTCGGCCACTATCCAGCAATATCTCTAAAAGAGGCTAGAGTGATTGTTGGAGATATGCGTGAATTGTACACTAAAGGGATTGACCCCAAAATATATTTTTCAAAAGGTGAGACTGAGGCGTCATTAAAAGATTGCCTAGATTACTGGTGGAATAAATATGCGTCACAGTTAAAACCGAACACCAAAACATTATATAAGTCGATCGTGTACAACACGATGTACGCACAATTTTCAAACACTCCTGTTGCTGATGTACCCATTTCATCGTGGGTTAAATTTTTTGATAGGCAAGAAAAGACAAACCCAAAGAAAGCCAGGGTACTTTTGATGCAACTCAGATCTGTTATTAACTGGTGTATTAGTCGTCAATTTATTTCATCTTGTGAAGTACTTAAGTTAAGCCCTAAAACTATTGGCAAGCGTCCCGATATTGGCGATCGAGTTCTTACGTACACAGAACTCGCCAAAATCTGGCTTGCTTTGGAAAACTGTAAAATAGTCACTTCCAATAAACTGCTTCATCAGATGCTGATGCTTTATGGTTCTCGTCTTTCTGAGATGAGGCAGGCAAACGCATCTGAATTCAATATGGAAGATATGATCTGGACAACGCCAAGAGAGCACTCGAAAATGGGTAATATTATTAGGCGTCCAATATTCAAACAGGTAGAGCCATATATAGAAAGGTTACTAAATAACGGTAATGAGATTTTATTTGCCGGACAGGAGATAGATAAAGCGATAGATAGGTCGTCAGCTAATAAATTCATGAATAAGCTTAGAAAATCAATTGATATTCCTGAGTGGCGTACACATGACTTTAGACGTTCTATTGTGACTAACCTATCTAGTGAAGGCGTGATGCCCCATGTGACAGAAAAGATGCTGGGGCATGAACTTGGCGGGGTAATGGCTGTTTACAATAAACATGATTGGATAGATGATCAGAGAAGCGCTTATGAGATGTATGCAGATAAAATATTCTGGCATGTTAAGAAGCTGGCTTCTGGTTAATTCCACCATTATCTATCCATTGCTGTATCGCTGATTTTTTATATTTTGCTGGTCGAGACAGGACTGGTTTAGGGAATCCACATTCTTTCTTTAAACGCCACAGTGCGGTTCGTTTAACGCCGATCCATTCGTAAACATCCTTTTCTACAATTAAATCTGAGTTAGTCATTTTCATTCTCCTATCCATTCTTCCTTTTATACTGTTCATGATCATCACCACAATCTTTGCTGCAGTATGCGCTATTAGGTGCGACCGGTTCTTCGTGACACCAGATACACATCCCGCTATATGATTTAATTGCTACCTTGCGATTTGATAATGACACTTGAATATATAATTCGTTTGTTTCATTTGCTGAGTCGATAATGTCCATAATTACGCTTGCCCTGTTTCAATTAAATAAATTAGTAAACATAGTGCTATTAACCCTGAAAATTCAGTAAATGTCATAATTCACCTATATTAATTGAATGCTTTCTTCCGCTTGGTCGCCATATACATCCCAATCACCGTATTTCTCACGAGCGAATAATTCGAGTCGAGGAACATCTCCGTATAATTCCTCCAAACGATGATGTACCTCTTTTGGCTTTTCGCTGTGTTCACCTAAGCATGAGTAAATAACCTGTCTCACGCTTGCAGATTGACGAGGTAATCCATTTCCTCTTGTGGCTATTAAACACATTTCGACATTTTGACGAGTGTAATTACCGCAATTAATTTTTGTCTCATTATTTAATATTTTCATAAAATCAAAGAAATCTTCTGGCGGTTTTTTATTTATTCTATCTCCTGCATTTTTATTTAATTTAACCCACGCGAACCCGAACATGTTTTTAACTTTAAAATCCCATGCTTCAGCTAATTTAATTGCTTCGAGTGCAAAGTTGCCTGTGTACCACATACAGAGTACAGCGTTATTAGAAGAGTGTTTTTCTATTGGTAATCTGGAGAGGGAGTATAAATCTGTAGTGTTGTAATGATTATCTGCTGCGCCATTTGAAGCTTTGTTATTGTAAGACCAAGGGGGATCGCACAATATCAAGTCATACTTTTTCATTCTCCGCTCCACTATCACCTATATTAAACGGTAGTCCATCTGCTTCCATTGGCTTTATATTGGTAAATTTACATGGAAATAGCATTCCATCAAATTCATTAGCCATCGTTAATGCTTGCTTTGCTTGTAATGCGATAATGTGTTTAGGAAGCACTATTTGATATGTAATACCATCAATTAATACTAACGTCGTCATTGCTTGAACTTGTTTCATATCTCGCCCATTTCTATTTTTGCCAATTTATTTAACACCCTATCTCTCCTATATTTAGGAGCTTCAGGCTCATTCTTTTTATTTCCATTTCTACCACTGAAATAGTAATTAACAATTATTCTGCAGTGTTCGTTATAACTAGACTCTATTAGGTTATCCATCGTTGATAGCTTTTTCATCTAAGCACCTCACCACAAACAACTTTAACATTCCTCACTGACATTAAATATTCAGCACGTTTATTGCATTCCGATTGCGTGTATATATCTTCCGTCACAGGCACAGCAGAACCCTGTATTAACATGAGTAATACATATCCGATTATTTGCATGGTTGTTTATTTTGAATGTTTAATTAGAGTTTCTTTAATCCAGCTCTCAGCTTCATCATTACATGACAAAACATTTTCCATCATTAATTCAATATCTATTGATTCGTTTGCAACGAGAGATAATGTATTCATAAACATTGCGAACTGGCATTCGTCACATTCAATAAAGTTTGCTTTATATGAGCTAATTAAATGATTGCGAGCATATAGAACACCTAATTTCATTTGTTCTCTATTATATTCATTATTCATCTTTTATTTTCACTCCATTGCTTGTTAAGCTGTTTCTTATGGATGCTTCTAACGCTGAACGTAAGCATTGACACCCTTGATATTTAATTGCCGTATCTCTCGCAGTATTAACGAGCTCTCTTAGTTGATGATGTTTAATTTCTGGCTCGGCATTCTCGCGTGATGCTTGCCATACATAGAATAGATTTATCGTTGATGATTTATTCTTACTGCGCCACTCTTCAAACTGCTGCCTTGATTTATCCATTGTCATCAACCTGCTTTTTCAATTTATTTAATTCATACGAATAACTATGAAGTAACATTCGGTTTGTTCTAATCGCGGTTTTGACGTTTTCTTCAGTGGTGTTTATTAATGATATTATTTCAGAGCCGTGAACTTCTTCCATTTTCGCTAGCAGACAATGAAACTCAGCTGCTAAATCTGGTATTGATTTATCCATCACTCCACCTTAATCTTCTGTCTTCACATACCAATCAACAAGATTATCAATTGCAGTATTGATATATCCTGATTGCTCTTCTTCGGTTAATTTATCCCATTCGTCCTCAGTAATACCCAACCCACATTCAGAGTCAGAGCCAACCTTATTTGTTCTTGCAACTAAAACCATCTGCTTACTCATATTCATTCCTCCTATTGCATCCCTGCGAGTTAATCGTCTACAACAGAACCAAGGCTTCTCTGGCACTCACCGCAATACGCAGTTTTTTTAGGTTTTAAATAAACCCCATCCCACATATTTGCGTTATATACATCATCACCATTGAATCCATAATAATAACTGGCACTACCGGATGCTGTGTGCAATACATAGAATGCGTAGTTATTACCGCAGTGGGGGCAAGATGTAGCACCACTTTTTAATTTCATATCTATCTCCTGTTTGCATCCTTGCACTGAGCCCTATAATTAAACGTATGGCTTAATATCAAATTGCTTGAACCATTCTTTTATTTCGGCGTATTGTTCATAACTAATTCCAATATCTTCCCGCCATTCTTCAAATGAATTTCGGGCGGCGTCTTTAGTTAAATAATAAATAAAATCCTGCAATTTCTCAGGTGTGTTCATGGTTATATCCTTTGGTTAAATCACATAAATAGTGTGGCGTGGGTAGGGGAGTCCAATAGGGGCAAAGGGGATGTCGTCATCGAAATCCATCGGAGGTTCACTTTGTGGTGTTTGTTGTTTAGGTTGTTGTTGCGGTGCTTGCGGTTGCTGAGGTTGTCCCCATCCTTGATTCTGCTGTGGCTTCTGGCTTCCTGCCTGATTGTTGTTATCTTTTCTGTTTGATAATGGTTGTACTTCACGAACATTAAAAATAGTAGCCGTTCTCTTTTGTCCTGTTTGTTTATCTTCCCACTCTTCAACTTCAACTCTGGCGGTGATACGAATTTGAGTTCCTTTCTGTGTATTCCTATCCATGAATTCTGCCGCTCCTTTCCATGCCTTACAGCGAATCCATGTTGTTTGGTCAGTCCATTGTCCATTGTCGCCTTTCTTTGAATCACCAACGGCTAGGGAAAATTGCATTATTGCTGTTCCGTTAGGTGTATATTTCAACTCCAAGTTCCCGATTCTTCCCGTGAAGTTGCATTGATTCATGTCTTGCATTATTTCTTTCTTTAGCGTGTAGTTTCGCGTGCTCTGAAGCTGTCAGTATTAACAAGTTATCTGGATGATTATTTAGCTTATTCCCATCAATATGATGAACATGCTCTCCCTTTTTCATCTTTCTTCCATATTTGTATTCACAGATAACTACATGAAGATATTTATTTCTATTTATTCCATTGGCAGGGCTATTGGTGAACACCAAATACCCAGTTTTAGATACGGTTAACCCTCCGCCCCAATTATGGTTTTTGTCTCCAACTCGCCTTCTAAGTTTCTCCTTGGCTGACTCAGGTAGTTTTCTCCCTATGGCCGCAATGGATAGTTTCATTTTCACATCTGGTTTGGAGTGGGATAGCTTTCCAATTTCTTGGCGTGTTCTTACGTCAACATTATTCGATTTAAGCAATCTCATGATGGTGATAGATGCGCAGCCTATCGAATTAGCGATTTCAGTAGCAGATAGCCCTGATTTGTATTGAGCTTGTATTTCATCGATATTAAGTCGTAATTTTGAGCCTGAGCATTTCTTGGAGCAAAACCTCCTGCCATTCCATTGGCTGTTACTTAGCCTTGATGCTCTTTCGAATGTAGAACTGCACCACTCGCAGACTTTACTTGCCATCAGTACCTACCTCCTCATATTCTCCTTCAAAAATAGTTGCATTCTCTTGGTCTACATTAGCCTCTGCTTTTTCATCAAGAATTACCGCTTTCTGCATTTCGATAGAGACTGGCAGATATTTAAATAAGCGACGGATAACGGTTTTCTTCGCCATTTCTTCCCAGTGAGAAACCCAAGGTCCATTTTGACCAGCCTTGCTTGATGCTCTGACTTTCTCAATTTGGTTATGCGTCATAACTTCAAACTGGACACCGCCATCTTTCAGCCTTGCGACAGCGTAAACGTGTGTAATTGGTGAGTCCTCATTTTCACTCGGTACGTGTGTTAGGTTTTCATTCAGTCCATACTCAAAATGAAAGCTATCGCCTTGCCTTACCGTTCTGGCTGATATGCTGATTATTTGATTTGAGCGACGGGCTAGATCAATCATTCCTCGGTAGCCAATGATTAGTTGCACATTCGATTGACCTGACTTTGCTTTACCATTGCCGAATGGGAGTAGGTAAGCATGACCTAAGGCATTACCAGGCTCCAATCCTAGCTGTGAACACTGCACAACAGCACCGATAAAACTCTGCATGTCACAATTTGCAAGCGCAGGAGTTTTGCGAATCTCCGTTGTCACAATCCGTATCATGCGATCTGGTGTCATGTGGCGAGGCAAAGCTGCGGCTAATTGAGCCTTCATGCTAGGCTGATTAATGAAGTGAATTAGTTGCTGATCCTTTGTTTTGGTCTTTACCTCTGTACCTTGTGTTTTTTGTAAGTCAGCTTGAGCTAATGGTGGGTTACTCATTCCTTAATTCCTTAGCCCAATAGGGCAGTGATAATGTACGTATGCCTGCCCATTCATCCGTTTTTAGGCATTCTGCATACGTTCTTAAATTTTGTTTGTAGGTTGTTCGACCAATATCTTTTGCTTGTTGGTCTAAATTGAAGACTCTAACGGGGTATCTACCGCAGTCGATAGTTGTGCTAACAACGAGAAAGATAAAAACAGGGGATTCGCCTGTTAATGATTTATATCCATCAGAATAAAAAGAGTCCTGTACGTGATATCGATATTCGTACATGGAACGGTCAAATCGTTGAATGTCAGCAGAGCTTTTTACATCAACAATCCAATGGTGCTCTTGAATGAGTTTATCTGGCCGGCAACGACAAAGAATGTCCGTATCTTCGTCGTTCCAATAAATGCTACTTTCAGCTACTCCGTTAGCTTCTAAGCACCATCTTGCGATAGGGTGCGCCATTGCACTATCTCTCATGAGCATCAACTTCCTGTTATCGTCATAAGTAATAGGTGTGATACCTTCCTTTTCACACATTTCGAGAAATTCCTTTTCCTCTTGCTTCCCTGCGTTTGTTCTACGATTTACATCAGGGCCTATCTTGTATCGCTTACTGTATTCATCTGGTTCTAACAAAAGACAATGGATAGCAGTCCCGAAATCCAATGCCTTTATTTTTTCTTCATCAACAGGAGCTTCCTTGCTCCAAATATATTCGGCTGGCATTTCGCTTATTAAATCCAACTGAGATTTACTGATCCCTAATCCATGGTGATAGTCCTCATTTGAAATGTCGTAATAGATACCGGGCTTCATCCTAAAACCTCTTTATCTATCCCGATCTGAATAGCTGTTCTAATTCCGGCTAAAACCGCATCCAGTGCTTGGGGACTAATTTCAAATACAGGATTTAACTTCCTTGCTAAATCCATGCACAGTAGTTCTTCTGGTAGGCTATCCATAACCTCATCAACTGATATTTTCTCTTCCTGAGAATTAACAAACGCTTCTCGTTCCATTTGGCGTTCGCACCAGTCGTTTCTGAGTCCGTATGTATTCGTTAACATAGAGCCTCCTTAGATAAACGCGCGCTCCTTGCGTGTGTTTATTTCATGCTGAATGAGGTTTGTACGCTCCATCGATACTTTCATTTTCCATTGAAAAACTAAGTCGTCGATTTGCTCATTTGTCATTTTAGACTCTCGCAATAGTGCGAATATCTGATGTTTTGCGTGTTTCTGCTTTGCGTTCATGTTGTACTCCGTATGCCTTTTTTAATGTTTCGTTTGCTTCGCGCCATCCGTTCTCATCCTTGAGATAATGTGCAATTCCAGCTTGCGATTGAGATAAACAAAGTTTGTATTTATCAATATTCATGCTTACCTCTGGATGTGCGAAATCTGCGCTAATCTTGCGATAGCGATAGGGTGGTTATCTGGTGTTGGTGCGGTGGGTTACTGCTGAGGTATTTTTTTGATATCTAATTCCGTGATATTGGCTTTTGCTCCAATTACAGCCCATAAATAAATATGCTCTGCGCAATCACCTTCATCTTCTGCTTCAATATCCTTTTCCCAAGGCTCGCCATTCCATTTACAAGCCACTTTGAACATTGGCATGTCATACTCCCTCCGTTATTAACTAAACACGATGCTAATTATCAAGCTTGAGTTTTTGAATTAAGTTACTCACTGTGGTATCTACTGCTTCCTGATCGATGGTGTCGAATAGCTTGTTGCGTGCTTCTTCCGCTTTATTACAGCCTTCCTCATCATTGTCGTCGTAATCTATCCATAATCCAAAATCGACCTCGAAAAGTTTCTCTGGCCAGCAATATTGCACCCCGATTTTTGACTCATCGGCGTTATGAGCTTTCTTGATTAGAATCTGACGCCCGTGTGACTCAAACTCCTTAAACCATATTTCCATCTCTATCTCCTATCTATTAATCAACTCACCACAGCCCACAGAATGGACTGTAATTAGTTAACTGCGCCTGCTTTTAACCACGTCAGGCGAGGTGGTTCCTCACTTTCCACAGTCAAGGAAAATTGATATATTGGTTATTCCACAGTCAATATAAGGAATGATTTAAATGGCTATGTTTATAGTGAGAGTAGAATTACCTGATGCTAATTATTCAGACTATCAGGCTCTATATGATTTAATGGAAAGCTACGGATTTTCAAAGCAAATAACTGGTGATAATGGTGTAGTATACGATCTCCCTGATGCTGAATATTACTGCAATGGAGATTATGATATTGAAGCTGTAAGTAGCACAGCCTTCCAAGTAGCCCAATCAGTTAGAGCTAATGCTAAAGTTCTTGTAACTGAAACTGAAAGAATTAGATGGACGGGGCTTGTTTATTACTAAAGTCACAACCAATAGAACCACTACCACACATTTCAGGTTTTGGTTCTTCACTCTCTAATGTCACAAATGCTTTTCTAACTCTATGACCTAATTCTAAAATATCATCACGAGTTAATTTAAAATTGCGTCGATAACTATCAACTAGCATGGTTGATAGAACCGCACGAGCCGATTCTTGAGACGCTTCTGTTAAATCTTCAAATTTCATCTTACTTCTCCTATTTATCTCGCCGTCACCCCGAACTCACTGCTCGGCTGTTTTGTTTTAACCCCTGAATATACTGCTACATTAGGTAAGCAACAGTTATCTCCACTTGGATAATGCTTTGTTGGTTTGAGAGAGAGAATAGGGCGTTCTTTCTTCTCAACGCCAAATATTGAATCCCAAATTTCTTCCACTGAGCGACTTCTCATAGCTATCTTCCGAGCCAAAAACTCACCTTGCTTTCTGCGTCTGCGAATTTTTGAGTTCTCTTTAAAAATTATCGTTGCCATATTTGCCTCCTAAGTGATCTTTGGTGATTGGCGGTGGTCGCCTAGTACCACATGTGCCGCCGTAGCGTTCACCAATCCCAAAAACCACTCAGTGGTTGCTCTGAAAATTTATTCTGAGCGTTCCTAATTGTAAAAGAGCGAACATCCTGTTTATCTATGGCTCCTTGCCTTCGATGTGATAAATATAACCAGCGGTGATTTATAAGTCAACACCGCAGGTGATAATAATATAACTGGCGGTGTTAATTTGTTGTATTTTCAGATAATTTATTTTCAAAAAAATCTCAGATTGGAATGTAGGTCACTTATTTGGAGGGGATGAGGTACAAAAAAGCCCCGTTAGGGGGCTATAGGGTGTTACTTATGATCTCTTCGATACAAAGTCCATTCTTCAATTCTTTCACCAGAAGGTAGTGTACAGTATCCTACTTGCCCTTTATCTGTGTTAACTATTTCTAGCTTTCCGCCTATTTCACCACAGTACACAGAGGCAGGGTTTGCCATTCCTACCAGCTTGTTTTCCGTAGTAGAACACCCAGCGAGTATAATGGTAGCTGCCAAAACTGTTAATTTTTTCATCATTCCGTCCTTACAGATGTGAATGGCTATTGTGAATAATATATTTTTAGCACAAAAAAGCCCTCGCGGGGAGGGCTGGAGATTAGTTTAAGTGATCTTTACTTGAAGGTGGGGTTTCGTCTAGGAGGTTTAGTGTTATTTGTTCAGATAAAGCCATTGGCTGTATATCAAGTAGTGACTTTATTTCTATGCCAAACTCTGCACTTTTACTAGAAACCTCTTTGTCTCCGCTCCAAATCTCATCAATATTATTGGCTTTAGCTATTGATATTATTTGTCTATCGTATCTAATTTTATTGGCAGTAGCATTAGAGTTTATTTCGCTTTTTATAAACTGCTTAAACTCATTTGGCGATGGTAGCAAAGAGCATTCTATGGCAGCTAACTCATCAAATGGTAGTATCTCAAAACAACTCATGCTCAATATTAATTGAGTATGTTTTTGCTTATTTTTTTCTCCTTCGATACCAAGGAGATATTCGGCTAATACAGGAGCAGGTAAAACCAATGTACCGCCGCTGCTTTCTATGTGGTCTAGTAAAGCTTGAGATCTTAGCTCGACATCATCAACAGCTGCGAACCCATTCGCACCAAGTAGATTATCTGTTGAAGAATTCTTTTTCATTAAACAGATAAGAATATTTGTATCTACTATTATTCTTTTCAACTGAAACTCCTGTATTTCAGTATCACTTCATCTTGATTGTCTATTTCATCCCATTTGTTCGCAGGGTCTTCGGACAAAACCTTTAGACCTTGCGATAAGCTGACGTCTTGAATTTCTGAAAAGTTTTCTATTTTCATGCTTTTTAGCTTCCAAACTCCGTCTCGCTTTTCATACTGTGCCGTTCCTGTCACTCTTATTTTTTTAAAGATGTATCGACCTAGACGTGCAGCATCAGCTTTTGTAGCGCTACACAAAAGGGTTTCACCAGCTGATCCTTTCAACCGAACTGACGCTGAATTTTGGTTTTTTGCAGCTATATGAAATAGCTCACCTTGGATTCTTGCGTTTTTCTTTGTTAAAAGTATTGGTTTATCTTCTAAATTTGGATTAATGGAATTAATTAACTCATTTTCATAATAAATTTCTGCTGAATAGTTATCTTTATTTAGCCTTTTAGCTAGTTTGCTACCTTCTAAGTTTTCTAAAATATTTGCACGAATAACATCTAATGACTGGGAATCTGTAGTGTAAGCGTTTATTTCAACGCTTCCTTCTTTCACGGATTCGAACCTTACATTTTTAGACATCCCATACAGAGCTGAAAGATCTACTAAATAACCAGCCAGTTCACCCATAGGGATATCACTAGGTTTGGTTCCATTGATTTTTAATTTTAATCTAAGTAGATCACTCATAAGAATTACTCATAATATAGATGCATTTACCAAAAATTATAGTTTCATAAATCAGTTTTATCAAAAAAAGTCAAGGTGAAGTATTAAAACCCACACCCTAAAACGTGTCGTCATCCAAAGAAGCAGCCACGGGCATCATCTTCAACGAGCCTAATGGCGTCAGAGAAACTACCTAGCATCATTTCATCGTAGTTGTGCCAGTTACTATTTTTATCCATCCAAAGCAGAGACCATGAATTCGAATATCCATTATGTGTGATTTTTGCTATAGGTTCTTCTACTCTGCCATCACTCCATATTAGTTGCCTAATTTCAAAGATAATTACTGAGTCGTCCTCGATGCGATACTGTAAATCTAATTCATCCCTTAGGTGTTCTGCTGGGCGACGCTTTTCCATGAAAAATTCCATACACCGTCTAATATTTGCTATCTCAATATTGCTAAACGCCATATTTCCTCCTAAAACGTGTCGTCAGGCCATTGTGACTTGATTACCTTACCTATGATTGTGCAGTTCCCGTTAATAGGGATCAGGTCATAGCGTGGGTTTAACGGCTCTAAATATGATATTCCACCTTCTCTAATCAATCGCTTGAATGTGAACTCATCATTCAGCAAGCGAGCGACGCAAAAATCTCCGAACTCAACTTCTTCCTCTGGATCAACCAAGATAAGCATTCCTTCAGGAAAACTTGGCTTTCCTCCTGGTGGCGCTGTCATTGATTGGCCTTCAACCTCTAACCAAAAAGCGCGCTCACTGGCTTTCTTAGCTGTAGGTATCCACGACACAGCATCTTTCTGAGTATATGAGTTAAATTCTGTTGAGAAAGCGCCAGCTTGTACCTTAGTGAATAGAGGGTATTGATATTTCTCATCCATGCTTGGTGTTTTTAATGGGCTGACAGCCTTAAACATGCCTCTAATTTCTTTAGCTAGGGATGGGCTAAATTCATCAACGGTAACTTGTAACGCCTCAGCTAACTTTGCCGCGTTTTCTATGTTTAGAGCGTTTACTCCATTCAATAACTGAGCAACAGCGCTCTGCCCCATGCCGATTGAATCGCCTAGGGTTTCTTGTGATAAGCCAAGCTCTTTCTTTTTTGCCTCAAAGATATTTTTCAGGCGAAGAGCATCAGCTTTTTGTTCTTCTGTGATCGGTTTCTTTTTCATACTGCAATTTTATTACCAAATGGAATATTTACCAATCACCGCAGGTGTTGACTATTTTATCACTTGCGGTGATAATAATTAAAAAAGGAGAAACTATGGAAAGAGTCCCATTAACTAAATTTGCTACTGAGCTAGGACAACACAAAACGGCTGAATTGTTAGGTGTTAGGCAAAGTGCGATAAGTAAAGCAATTTTAAAAAAACGAAATATTTTCGTTATCAGAAAACAAGATGGAACAGTTGAAGCTGAAGAAGTTAAACCGTTCCCATCAGGTAAATAAGTATCACCAGCTCTTTAACATCGCTAGACCGCTCAGAGTAAATTCTCAGAGCAAACAATCCGCTCATATGGAATGAGCCACGGATCATTACTGCTGTTCTCTAACGAGAAGTAATTTAATAAGGAAATTAAACCATGGAATACACAAATACACGCAAACAATTTAATAAATTCATTTCAAATCACTTGATGGCTTCGGCATTACAGGCATTGAGAAATAAAACTCAGTCAGTGGTCGCTAAAACATTAGGTGTTCATGACTCAACTATCCTACGCAGAACTGAAAAATATCCTGAGATATGCGAGACATTGGTCGCATCAGGGATAGTCGATTTTGTGATGGAAGGTGAGAGAAAAATATCAGAGGAAGAATATCGCTTTTTGTGGAAACAAATAGGTGAACTGTCACAGATGAGAACAAAAGAAAACGCCCCGATTGTTGGAGCAACCGAGGCGCATTAATAAATGGGCTTAACCATTTAGACTAACAAATACACTGTATCAATAACCAGTATTAAAGGGAAGCTGATTTTGAGCTTTCCTTTGGTCATTAATAAATCAATGAGGTCATTATGAATCAATTGAATAACTTAGTAAATACTGGCGAACCAACGATGAGTAGTTTAGAAATTTCAGAGTTGGTTGAGTCAAGGCATGACAAGGTTAAACAATCAATCGAACGCCTTGCAAAACGAGGTGTTATCAGACTCCCCCCAATGGGGGAAGTTAAAAATCACTTAAACCAGACGGTTTCTGTATATCAAATTAATAAGAGAGATAGTTACGTTATTGTTGCTCAGCTATCACCTGAATTTACAGCAAGACTAGTTGATAGATGGCAAGAGCTAGAATCAAAACAATCTCTCATTCCTCAGTCTCTACCAGAAGCTTTACGTCTGGCGGCAGACTTAGCAGAGCAAAAGCAAATAGCAGAACAGAAATTAGCAATTGCAGCGCCTAAAGCTGAATTTGTTGATCGCTACGTTCAAGCTACTGGCTTACTTGGTTTTAGAGAGGTGAGTAAATTACTAAAAGTGAAAGAGAACTTCTTTAGAGAGTTTCTACTTTCAAAAAGAATTATGTACAAGTTGGCTGGAAAATTAACACCTTATTCAGAACACCTTGACGCAGGGCGTTTTGATGTAAAAACAGGTGAGAATCAAATCAATGGTCACGCATACACACAAGTTAAATTTACCCCTAAAGGTATTCAGTGGATAGCAGGTTTACTGGCTAGAGAGCAATTGGAGGCAGCATGAGCATGATATTAATGGCGAAAGCCATGCAGTTAAAAGTAGGTAATCCATCAAGGAAGCTCGTGTTAATAAAATTAGCTGATAATGCCAACGATAAAGGCGAGTGCTTCCCGTCTTATCAGCATGTGGCAGATCAGTGTGAAATCAGCAGAAGAAGCGTTATTAATCATATTGATGCGTTATGTGAGCAAGGTTTGGTTAGAAAGGTTTATCGCAGTGGAGAAAAAGGTAATTCATCTAATGTGTATAAGTTAAATTTAGATGATCCGATACAGGAGTCACCTAGTGAAAAATCTGCACTAGGTATGGTGAAAGATTTGCACCACCCTAGTGAAAAATCTGCACCACCCCCTAGTGAAAAATCTGCACCCAGAACCAGTCACTCTTTTGAACCAGTCAATGAACCAAAGAAAAAGGGATTTGATGCGAAGAAGGAATCTATCCCTGATTGGTTAGATCGTGAAATTTGGTTCAACTGGATTGATTACAGGAATGAAATCAAAAAACCTTTCAAAACTAAAAAGACCTTTGAGTTACAGGTTAAGTTTTTACTGGAATGCCTCGAAGAGGGTTATTCACCTGAGGAAATAATTAATCAATCCATAGCTAATGGCTGGCAAGGGCTGTTTAAACCTAAAAATAACCATCAGGCAATAACATCACAGCAAGGTAGCTGGAACACGCCGGAGGCATGGAGGGATTTCATTTGAAAACCAATCTAATGGCGGTAATCAATAATCGTGATGCGAGCGCTTTAGCCAGAATGTCACAGGGAGATATCACAAAAAAAGTAGTCAATTCAAACGCTGAAAAGATGGTTGACTCACTATTCAAAAGTTTAAAGCAACTATTCCCTGCATCCGTTAGTACCGTTTTTAAAAACGCAAGTGATGAAATGGACGCAAAACGACAATGGATCGCCGCCTTTGCAGAAAATGGAATTACTACCAGAGAGCAACTTCAAAATGGCATGCGGCACGCCAGAGCAAGTGACAAACCTTTCTGGCCTGCTGTTGGTCAATTTATCAAGTGGTGCAAGGAAGAGGATTATGTGGCTCTTGGTTTGCCTGACGAGGATCAGCTTTACGAACTCTATCGAGAATACTGCAAAATGCGTGGCTGGCGTGAAATGAAATGGCCCTCAAACGCTTGCTACTGGATGGTTACTAAAATTTACTCTGAGATGCGAAGTAAAAGCCTAACGGATAGTGAGGTTAAGAAGCTTTGCGCCAAAGAGTTACGGAGCATGACTGTAAGAATCAAATCAGGTGAAACTATTCCGGCGCCAGTGCTTCAAGTCGAACACAAGAACACACCAACAAGCCGCAATAAATCACTATCAATAATCGCCAATTTGAAGCAAAAGCACGGCTTCAGATAGCTAAAAGGAATTTAAAAATGAGTAAACACAGATTTGGTAAACCTTACGTTAGACGTTTACGTCATGATGATATCCCTGAATCAGAACAAGCTAAGTGGGCTATTAGCTATATAAATCATCCACAACACCACTTATCAACCACTAAAGCGTATGCGGTTTGCATGCATGGGTTTAAAGGTGTTTTTCAGGTGTGCCTATGCAAGAGATCACTAATGAAGTTAGTAAAAATGACGCAGAGTGAAGATTAACACGCAAGAGGATTTTTAGATGAATGAACACAGAAAGTTTATTTGAAAAATGTAAACGGCTCACAGAGGAAAACAGAGAGCTGAAAACAGACAGAATTATCTCAAGACAAAAAATATCAAACCAACGATTAGAAATCGAATCACTGCAGCGAGAACTGGAAATTAAAAACTTCGATGTTTCTTGCATCCCACCAATACAAATCACCCCACAAGTTACTGAATGGCTTCTTGAGTACGGAATGCCGTGGGAAGTGTTTTACTGTGACAAATGTAAAAGTTGGTTTACTGAGCTAGATACATTGTTTCCTTGGGGTATTGATAACAGCGGTTGCAAGTGTGACAAACAAGAGGACTTCTAGATGAAAGCAATATCAATTCGTCAGCCTTGGGCGTGGCTTATAGTCAATGGTCATAAGGACATTGAGAACCGAAGCTGGCGCACAAAGTACCGAGGCGAAGTATTAATTCACGCATCACAAGGCGTTAAAACTATCGAATACGTTAGAGCATCGACACTGGCAAATAGACTAGGAATCACACTGCCAGAGATTGATGATTTTGACACGGGCGGGATTGTTGGCGTGGCAACGATTACTGATTGCGTAGAACAGAGCGAATCACCATGGTTTTTTGGCGAAAAAGGCTTTGTATTAGCTGATGCAAGGCCACTTGAATTTATCCAAATGAAAGGGAAATTAAGCTTCTTTGAAACAGGGATTGAGCCTGAGGAGGCATCTAATGCAGGGAACTAATTGGGTTAAGGTGAGTGATAGATTGCCTGAAAATGGTGAGCCGGTTTTATTAATTTATGCAGGTGTAATCCAACACATAACTTATTTTTTGTGCTCGTACGATTGTGCAGAATCATATCGATGGTTTCCGTACGCTGGAGACACTGAGTTTGCAATTCCTTTTAAATGTGCAAGTCACTGGATGTACCTTAAAGACCTGCCACTCCCACCAATGGCAGAGGGTGAATGATTGCTGTGTTAGTCTAAATATTATCTACCGATATTCTTTAAGAAATTTGTCGACAATAAGTTGATTTTCTTCGGTTAATTTATTTTTAATAGATTCTAGTTTGCTAAATGCAAATTCACTCATATTTTCAGATATTTCATCATTGAGCGCTTCTGCGATATCAGAGCCGAAACTATTATCAATGTAAGGCATGAATGAGAAGTTGTTTTTAATTAAATCATTGAATAGAGATATGTCATTGTTTTTAATTAATTCAGCAAATTCATCTAATCCATAATTTTCCAAATCAGTAATAGATTCTTGTAAAAGTTTTTGGTTTCTATTGTTCATATAAAATCCTCGTATAAGAGCCAATAAATAATTCTAGGAGGTTAACTTGGAGAAGGCCACAAAGTTTATTCTAAGAAATAAACGAATACGTGAAAACCTAATAGCCACAATAAATGCTCTACCCCTTAACGAAGAATTCCCCCTAGAAGTAAAAATCTCAGAATCCAGTCGAACACTACCGCAAAACGACATGTTCCATGCGCTATGTGGAGATGTATCAAAGCAAATGACACTCAACAATGAACCGCTGAAATTATGGCAGTGGAAGAATGTCTTTGTGTCTGGTCACTGGATGGTTACTACAGGAGCGAAAGAGTCACCGTTAATTAGGGGAATTGAAGGTGAGCTATTAAACATACGCGAGAGTACGTCTCAAATGGGGAAGAAGCGCATGAGTAGCTTAATTGAATACTCGACAGCTTGGGCGATACAAAGTGGCGTAAAACTGCGTACAACTCGTTATGAATACAACTACTACGGTCACAGGGAATAACTCAAGGAGCAGCAAGAGCAATGAAACGTAAAAATATTTTAGATGCCATGCAATGCGGGGCTAACTGGTTATTTGGAATGTATCAGCGTCCATACCTTAAAGAGTGGGACGATTATCTAAATCACCTGATCGACGAATGCGGTGTTGTGGAAGAGTGTAGTTGCACAATCACATTTAATGATAACGGTGAAAACGTAAAGGTTTGGAAAGAAAATAAATATTATGCCTATGGTCATCAATACAAATTTCCCAGCGATGAGGCATATGAGTTCAGACCGTCATTCATAACGATGATTAAATTATCAAACCTTGTTGATAGTCGTGAGAAGAATCGAGTGAATTCTTTCGCCAATGAGTTAAGACAGAAGGTAAAAAAATGAACTGCCAATCATGCAATAGGCCGCTAACAGATGATGAAATTTACGCGTGTGCTCAGTGCGCTGATGAATACGCTCATTTGGAAGTGATGGATAAAATCAAAGGAGAGGGAGATGGCGAGGTATTGCAGTAAATACAAACACAAACATAAATATCCAAAGAAACCACAAAAGGAGTTTGAACCAATGTTTAATGCCAATTTATTACGCTATGGAAAATTTGTCGCAATATGGTTTATCGCCATGTTAATTCTTGGAGTTATTTTAGGGTGATGTATGGCTAAGGCTAAAAAGCCGAAGCTCAAAACCTGTAAAGTCTGCAGCAAAGAATTCACTCCCTACCTATCTACCCAAAAAGTTTGTTCCACGTCTTGTGCAATAAAATTTGCCTCAAATGAAATTAAACGGACCGAAGAAAAGGACCGTAAAAAACGTTTATCTGAGGAAAGGAAGTTATTGCGGATCCGAAAGGAAAGGTTAAAGACAAAATCAGACTGGAACAAAGAGGCCCAAGCGGCAGTAAATAAATACATATTTTGGCGAGACTATGGTCAGCCCTGTATTGCTTGCGGTCGGCCCTTAAATTATGGAGTAAGAGGTGGGTCCGTAGATGCTAGTCATTACAGGTCAAGAGGTTCGGCAAGTCATTTAAGATTTAATCTACTCAATATTCACGCTGGCTGTGTTCACTGCAATAGGGACCTGTCAGGAAATCTCATCCCATATCGCATTAATCTCATCAATAAAATCGGCGAAGAGCGAGTAATTCGTTTAGAGCACGATAACACGGTCCGTAAATTTGACATCGAATATCTCAAGCGAATGAAATCAATATTCACTCGTAGGGCCCGTTGGTATGAGAAAAGGCGAAAGGATCAATATTCGGAGGTGGCTTAATGTTTACTGACTTAATCGCAGCTATTGAAGAGTGCAGGTTTAGAGCATTAACAGAACGCACAGGGAATAAGCCTAAGCGTTACTTATCTATAGTTCAGAAAAAGCATGGCTTCATGGAGGTTGTAGAAACGGGGTGGGCTAGAAGAGCAAACCTACCGATCATGTACTCAGTAGGTTGCGATAGATACCACACAGTATTACCGGAGGCGAGATGAGCTATATCGGAGAAAAGGAATTAACAGATGAGCAGTTTCGCTGGCTTGATGGTTGGTTAAATCTGTGGGGGGCGTGGGTATATTCTGGTCGTATCGATATTCGCATGATCAACATGATTTATAAATTCATGCAAACAGTTGAGCCAAGTAAAAACCCATCAAGACCTATGTGCAATGACGATGAAGGAATGTTGATTTCTCAGGTCGTAGATTCAGTCATCGCCACTGACACACAAGCCTATGGAATATTACTAAGTTATTACGCTCATGGTTCATCTAAGCTGTCGATTGCATCTTACTATCACCGAGTTGCAAAACCACGCAAAATGCAAACAAGAGGGGGGAATAAATACGCCAAGCCATCCCATAGAACTTGCAGGAGAGAAGTTGACGAAAAACTCAAAGCTGCTCAGTGGTTATTGTACGAACCTCTGCGAAATGCAATGAATAATCGTAAACGTGTAGCTAAAGTAAAGAAAATAGCTGAACTTTGCTATTGACATTAATGGACAAATGGACAACAATTATAAGGTAAGTTGCTTTACGTGACTCTTAAGTTTGCTTACCTCATTCAAGACCTCGCTTCGGCGGGGTTTTAGCTTATAAACATTGAAAATAATGCATATTTCCCCTATTGTACTTGTGTGTTAAGTAAGTACGGTCGTGGGGTCCTGACATCTCCGATCTGAGCATAATCCTCGGCAAGGGATTTATGCTTAATGAAAGCCTGATAGAGATATCGGGCTTTTTTTGTATCTAAAATCCGAACAGTGCCCCTCATAACCGCTACGTAGAACGGAGAAATCTGGTTTGCGATACGTTTGGGGCTTTCGATGTACCCTTATGGGGCTTGAAGACCACGCCACCCGCTCGCAGGCAATAGTTACTACCTGTCTAGCGGCTTGGTGTGGCAACCTAATTTAGGCAAAAGAAAATCCGCAACACCACATTACAGTTGATCTTTTGACTAAATACACCCTCTTCATTTTGGAGAGTTGTGTGATTAGGGACACCAGATATCCGTCGACCAAAACATCATCTGGTGTCCCTTTCTATTTTAATTCCCTCGAATTCGGGGGAATAAGTTATTGATATTGTTCCGATGCCGGAATTCCGGTAACGCTAATTCACATGTTCGGTTATTCCGAACAACTGAATTACTTGCTATAAGGTTATGGTAGCGCGTAACAGTCTGGCTGAACTAAACCAGCCATCTATTTCAATAAGTCGTCTAGTGCGACTTTTTTCGTATATGCCGACCACAGAACAATTACCCTCGTTATCACGTTCAAACAAGAGCTGTGAGTCGGCGTTCTATTAACTAATCAGGACTACATATATGCAAGAGCCGTTAACAGGCACAGCAACCGCCTCGTTAGCGGGTGTCTCTATTGTAGGTCTCTATTCAGGTATGGACGCAGGCGTTGTTATCGGTGCGTTCGCAGGGGCGGTGATATTTGTATTGTCTGCTCATGATATCCGACTGTTAAAACGATGGGCGTATTTCACGGTTGCATTTGCGATTGGGATATTAGGCGCTGATTTCATGTCGTCACTACTAAGTGGCATTGTTGGAGATAGAGAGGTTGATCGCTCTGTTGGTGCTATGTTCTCATCGGCTGGTTTGGTTGGTGTTTTGGTAACAATATCTAAACCCGGTGCTCTCACAGACAGTATCAACAACGTTATTAACAACCTGATAGATAAATTCAGAGGAGGTGGAAGATGACCATCTCAATGTTTTGGATTTACGTCAATTTTTTCTCATGCTTATTCGCTGTTATTCGTCTTGTTAACTATGAGCGTAATGGCGCTAAATACAAATTCTTTCCGTCACTTATAGCATGGGTTCTCATTGTTATGCTGGGTTCTATCCCACTACGCATATTAACGAATGACTACGCCCATGCAGATCCATTTGAAGTCGGAATCAATATCACGCTATGCGCGCTAATAATTCTTAGTCGTGGGAATGTGATGCAAATATTTAGAGGGGTTAGTAAAAATGACACTCGGTGAGAAACAACGCAAGTTCACTCGCATGATTGCGGACTTAATTATCTTTGCCTACGACAATGGCTATGAGCTGACGTTTTCTGAAGCATACCGAACGCCTGAGCAAGCACAGTTAAATGCCAAATCAGGTGCTGGTATTAAAAACAGCTTACACACACAACGCCTAGCTGTGGATTTCAACCTATTTAAAGACGGTAAATATCTAACAGCATCAAGTGATCATAAATTGCTTGGCGAATACTGGGAATCTATCGGCGGTACGTGGGGCGGTCGTTTCAATGACGGTAATCACTACTCGTTAGAGCACAATGGTGTTAAGTGATATGAACACGCTAACTAAGGTATTAGCTGGACTACTGGCAATATCCGCATTCTGGCTATGGTGGGTAATAGATGATTACGACAAACTGAGCAAAGATTACAGCACAGCAACCAATCAGTTATCACAACAAATCAACATCAACAAAGACTACCAAGCCCGTATCACTCGATTAAACCAACTCGATATTAAATACACTCAGGAGTTAGCCAGTGCAAAGAATGAAATTGACACTCTTCGTGATGCTGTTAACTCTGGTTCTAAGCGGGTGTACGTCAAAGCAGAGTGTCCAGCAGTCACCAAGAATCCAACCGAAAGCGGAAGCAATGAAGCCACCGCACGACTTAACAAAGCAGTTGAACAAGATTATCTACGTCTCAGAGAAATGATAGTCGAGAACGAACAGCAAACTTTGTATTTGCAGAATTATATTAACACTGAATGCCTCGCTCAATAGCGGGGCTTTTTAATGGAGAAATATCATGGCAGTAGAAGGTTCAGATAATCCAGTTAAATTCCGTGAAGAACTGGATAAAAGCATTCCAAAAGAATAAAAAAAGCCCAGCATGGGGGCTGGGCAAACTAACAAGATATCAATTAAAGTGTAGCGATAGCTACTTAGTATAGCTTAAGTAAATATATATATCAGCAATTAGATAAGTCGTTTATCCATTAAGGAGAGTGATCATATCTTGACTGCTAGGAACAGACTAGAAGTGACCAAAGTAACGTAGTGATACGTGATGATGGTTGCGAATAACTTCACACAGGAGCATCAAATGACAGAAATTACAGCACAGAATCAAATGCGGTTGGATTTACTCCGATTGGTTGGCAATGACACGGCGGCAGCTCAGGCTGCTATCGAGTTCGTAAAAGACGACGCGCTTAAGTTTGAATTATTCAAGGACGCATACAACACATGCCAGACAGAGGCTCAGTTTGTAGCGCGTGCACAGAAAGCCGCTCGTGATGCTCAGCAAGCAATGGACTTATTTACGCAATAGTTAATTACACAGCTCATTTACGAGTGGGCTGGATAATTGATTAAAGGGGGATGTATGAAATTACATAAAAAAGTAAAAGTCCCCATATACGGACTTAACATTCATATCTGCGCTACCGATGATGTTGCTGGTAGTATTTACGGTGATGGTATTCATAGTTCATCAAACATGGGGCAGGTTGTTCAGATTGAAAATACAAAAACTGGTGAGATGCTTATCCTCATTAGCTTTAAAGATATCGATTGTCTTAATGCCGACACTATATCTCATGAGTCAGTGCATGCCGCATGGAAGGTGTTAGAAATAGTTGGCATCAAAGTAGATTACGAAAATCATGAGGCGTTGGCGTATCTAACTGGTTGGATTAGTAATGAGATAAATAAGTTTTATTACAAAATTAGTGCTAATGGTGATGACTTATGACAAAGAAAAACAAAGGTGGTCGCCCGTCTAGTTATATGCCGGAAGTTGCAGAGGATATTTGCAAGCTGTTAATGGAAGGTGAAAGCCTGCGCCAGATATGCAAAAGACCAAGTTTACCTGCGATAAGTACGGTAATGGAATGGTTGCAAAGGCATGAAGAGTTTCGGGAACAATACGCGCACGCGCGCGAGGTTCAGGCGGAATTATTAGCCGAAGATATCATTAACTTATCTGATGCGGTTATTGAAGATGGTGCGGCAGTTGCTAAGGCTCGTTTGCAGGTTGACGCTCGTAAATGGTACGCATCTAAGTTGGCACCTAAACGTTATGGTGATCGCATTCAACATGAACAGAAAATTACTATCACTGATTTGACTGATGAAGAATTAGATAAGCGCATTAAGGAGCTAAGTAATGGACAGGGAGCAGAAAATTGAGCTTCTTAGGCTCCTTGAAGAAAAATCCCGTCGCGCAAATGTCTACCGCTACAAAACTTATTACGAAACTCGCTACCCTTGGCAAAAGAAATTCATTGCACTAAGTATCGAATATTCACAGGTTGCATTAATTGCAGCTAACCGAGTCGGAAAGACTGATACGGCTACCTATATCGACGCTATTCATGCAATGGGTGATTATCCTGATGATTGGGAAGGGTATAAGTTCGAGCATGCACCGCTTATTTGGTGCCTTGGTTACTCTGGCGAAAAGTGCAGAGACTTATTACAAGCGCCTATCATTGGTAGGAAAACAGATGACGGTTGGCAAGGTGGATTAATACCGAGTGAGTTAATTGTCGATACTGAGCCAATGGCTGGTACGCCTAACGCTGTTCGTTCTGCATATATCAGGCATAAATCAGGCGACTTAGCAAAGATTCAATTCTGGTCATACTCACAAGGCCAACATGCATTGATGGGTGACAGCGTTGATTGGTTCCACATTGATGAAGAGCCAAAAGACCCTACTATTTATCCTCAGGTTTTAACTCGTACCGCAACTGGCGATAAAGGTCGTGGTGGGCGTGGCATCCTAACATTTACACCAGAGAATGGTAGAACAGATTTAGTTATCAGCTTTATGGATTCTCCATCGTCCGCTCAAACGTGCATGAATGTTGGCTGGGATGACGCGCCACACTTAAGCGAGAAGGTAAAAGAGGATTTGCTGGCATCGTTCCCGCCCCATCAGCGTGACATGCGAACAAAAGGTATTCCGATGCTTGGTCATGGTCGTATTTATGACTTTGGTGAAGAGTTTATAACGTGTGACCCATTTCCTGTTCCTGATCACTGGGCTGTAATTAATGGCATGGACTTCGGATGGGATCACCCTCAAGCACACATACAGTTAGCTATCGATTTAGATAATGACGCTTATTACGTCACTAGAGCATGGAAGGCCAGTAAGACTTCACCTGCTGAAGCGTGGGGTGCTGTAAATAAGTGGGCTAAAGATATCCCTACTGCGTGGCCTCAAGATGGATTGCAAACTGAAAAAGGTTCAGGGTTACAGCAAAAAGAATATTACGAAGATGCAGGTTTTAAGATGCTTAATGATCCTGCTCAGTGGCCTGATAAATCCCGTTCTGTTGAGGCTGGTCTATTTGAAATATATGACCTAATGAGAACGGGCCGATTTAAAGTTTTCCGTGGTTTACGTGATTGGTTTGAAGAATACAACTTCTATCATCGCGACGAAAAAGGAAAGATTGTTAAAACTCGTGACGACTTACTTGATGCTACTCGATACGCCTACATGATGCGACGATTCGCTAAACGATTTGGTGAAGTAGGGAAAGTTAAGCAACGAGTAATTCCCGCACCGATTAGGCCGATTAGGAGATAATAATGGTCGATAGAAACGAGAGGCTTGAGAAAATACTTCGCAAATTCGACCTCGATTACTCTGCATCTGAAAATGCCAGAACGGAGGCGAGAAACGATTTATTCTTTAGTCGCGTTAGTCAGTGGGACGACTGGCTGGAAAACTATGTCACATTGCAATACCGAGGTCAGTTTGACGTAGTGCGCCCAATGGTTCGTAAGCTTGTCGCTGAGATGCGTAAAAACCCTATTGAGGTTCAGTATCGACCGAAGGATAACGCGCCAGCCGATGCCGCTGATATTCTCATGGGCATGTATCGAACTGACATGCGAAACAATAGCTCAAAGATTGCCGTTAACGTGGCAGTAAGAGAGCAAATCGAATGTGGTTACGGTGCTTGGCGACTCGTTACTGAGTATGAGGACGATAACCCAACCAGTAATAATCAGATTATCCGACGCGTTCCAATGCATGAGTCTTGCACTCACGTTGTCTGGGATTGTAATGCTAAGGCAATGGATAAGTCTGACGCTAAGAATTGCACCATCATTCACGCAATGAATATTAATGGATGGGAGGAATTCGCAGAACAGTACGGGTTAGATCCTAGCATTCAACCATCATTCCAATCACCGAACAATGACTTACTTTTCACTTGGTCGAATGGAAAGACAATTCATGTTGCTGAGTATTACGAAGTTGAGGAAAAGAGGGAGTTAGTATTTGTCTATCGTGACCCGCTAACCAATGATCTCCAAACGTACCCAGCGAAAGAAGCTAAAGAAAAGATTGATGAACTATCTGATGCTGGTTATGAAAAAGTAGGTGAGCGTAAAGTTAAGAAGCGCAGAGTCTATAAGTCAATCATCACTAGCACTGGTATTTTGAAAGATAGAATGCCGATAGCTGGCGAGCATATTCCAATTGTGCCTGTGTATGGTGAGTGGTCATTCTTTGATGATAACGAACTGTATGAGGGGGTTGTAAGGTTATCTAAAGACGCCCAAAGGTTGCGTAACTTTATCTTATCCAAGTCTGCCGATACCGCTGCTAAGTCACCTAAGAAGAAACCTTTCTTTTTCCCTGAGCAGATAGCAGGGTATGAACACATGTTTAGCGGTGAGGACGATTACCCTTACTATCTACTCAACCGTACTGATGAAAATAATAATGACCTACCTCCTTCACCCGTTGCTTATATGGAGAATGCCGAGGTTTCACAGGCTGATGCATTACTACTAGAAGTGGCAACGGAAGCAGCTAAATCAACCGCTCGTGTCGGTGTCGATACTGAGGCGGCTAATAGTCAAGTGGCGTTTGACACCGTCAATCAACTAAATAGTCGCATCGACCTAGAAACGTATGTATTTCAGGATAACTTAGCTATCGCAATGCGTCGTGATGGTGAAATTTACGCATCAATCGCAGCTGAGATATACGACACCAATCGAACAGTAACAACAACTGCCGAGGATGGAGGTGAGAGTCAGGTTGAGCTAATGCAGGAAGAATTAGACTTCCGCAAAGGCGAAATGATTGTTCGCAATGATATCCGAGGCAAGTACGAAACATTTACTGATGTAGGACCATCTTTCCAATCACAAAAAGATGCTGCTAGGGCTGAGATAGGCGAGCTTATCACCAAGGTTCCAGTGGAGCATCCAATGTGGAATGTCATGATGCTTACGTATGCAAACATGATGGAAGGTAAAGGCGTTGAATACATCAGAGATTATGCCAACAAGGAATTGATTGTTAATGGCTTGAAGAAACCAGAAACCGAGGAAGAGCAGCAATGGTTAATGGAAGCTCAGCAAGCAGCACAAAGCAATCAAGATCCAATGATGGTAGCAGCACAAGCCGAGCAGAAGAAAGCTGAAGCCGAACTGGTTAACGCACAGAATCGCATGGCTGAAACACAAATAAAAGCATTTACCGCTCAGAATAACGCGCTTGAATCACAAGCTAACACTACATTGACCTTGGCTAAGGCTGAGGACTTGAAGCAAGGTGCAGTGATGCAAGCAATCAAACTTCTGAACGAGGTTGCACAACAGCAACAACAAAACATTCCTACCGACAATAACGTCGAGAATAATCCTCAATCCATGTAAGAGAGTTAAATATCATGAGTACAACCACCGAAATTCAGAATAACTCTGAAGAATTAAACCTGTCCGACGATCAGGCGGCGGCATCCGTAGAAAGTCAGTCTGCTGAAAATGCCAACTCAGCAGCAGGACAGGAGGAAGGCTTTGAGATTGTCCTGAAAGACGATGAGAAACCACAGGAAGGAAAACCAAGCAATAATGCTATCCAAGCAGCGAAACGCATAGCTCGTAAACGTCAGCGAGAAATTGAGCAACAGATAGCAGCAATTGAAAATGGCGAACTTCCTGAAAACTTGCGGGTAAATCCTGAGCTACCAGAAATGCCTAAACTGGATGATTTTTTATCTGATGAGGCACTTAGTAAATATGACTATGACACGCATAAGGCTAACGCTGCGTTTCAGGCTGAGTTGCTGAAATGGCAAAACAAGGCTTTAGATGCAAGAAGTAAAGCTGTGGCGGATCAGGGTCGTAAAACTCAGGAATACACACAGCAAGGTCAACAAATCGCTAATGCAATCAAGGCTCATTATGATGCGGCTGAGAAGTTAAATCTGCCTGACTATCAGGAAAAGGAAGATTCAGCGTTGCAAGTGTTACCTCAAGGTGTTTATGAGGGTATCGCGCAGAACTTTCCCGAAAAATCAGCCGCTATCATTTACTACCTAGGTGCAAACCCTGAAAAAGCACAAGATCTATTTAGCAAAAATCCAGTTCAAGTCACTATCGAACTCACTCGATTAGCTGATCGTTTAACTCTCAAGCCTCGCGGTACACAACGTTCATCTGCACCACCCGCTGACGAGCCTATTAGCGGTGATGTTACGGCGGCAAATGTCGCGGCATTACAAAAGCAAATGGATGATGCAGCAAGTAAAGGTGATGTTCAAAAGTACCGCGCAATCAAGGCTAAATTACAAGGAATAAAATAATGGCTTTAAATGAAGGTCAAATCATCACCTATATGGTGGATGAAGTAGTAAACACTATCGAAAATAACTGTCCAATGGCTCAGCGTGTAGGTAAATACACACCTCCAGCCGGTGATATGCAACGTTCACAAAACACTATCTGGATGCCAGTAGAGCAAGAAGCGCCAACGCAGAAAGGGTGGGATTTAACAGATAAAGAAACTGGCATCTTGGAATTGTCTGTTAAATGTAACATGGGCGTTCCTGATAACGATTTCTTCGGTTTACGTGCTGATGATGTTCGTGATGAAACGTCGTTACGTCGTCGTATTCGTGCATCAGGCCTTAAGCTGGCAAATAACGTCGAAACATCCATTGCTAAACAGGCAGCTGAAACTGCCTCATTAGTTATTGCTGATGCTGGTGATTTATCTAACGGTGCGGATTCTTGGGGTTTTGTATCGCAGGCTGAATCTCTTATCTTCTCTCGTGAATTAAACCGCAATGAAGGATTGAGTTACTTCTTTAACCCTGATGATTATCTCAAAGCTGGTTATAACTTGGTTGGCAAGGATCTGTATGGCCGTATTCAAGAGGAAGCGTACAAATCAGGAACCATTCAAAAGCAAGTTGCAGGATTTGAAGATGTTCTTCGCTCACCTAAGCTTCCAACACTGTTAGCAGGAACAGCAACGGGTGTTACTGTCGATGGTGCGCAGAAGTTCAATCCTGAAGCATGGAAAGAAGATGTTGACGGAAATCGTGAAAACGTTGATAACCGCACAGCAGTAGTTAAAGTTAGTGACGGTTCAGCATTTAAACGCGGTGATAAGATCAGTTTTGCTGGTGTTAAGTTCATCTCGCAAATGGCGAAAGACTTACTTACTCAGGATGCAACATTTGCTGTTGTTGGTGTTGAAGGTAACAACATTACTATTATGCCTAAGCCGATTGCACTTGATGATACAGATTTAAAACCAGAGCAACGCGCATATGCCAACGTGAATACATCTCTTGCAAATGGCGCTGCAATTAATGTTCTTAACGTGAAAACGTCTAAGACAAACATCTTCTGGGCTGATGATTCAATTACTCTGCTATCCCAACCTATCCCGCTTAACCATGCGCTGTTTAGTGGTATGAAGACAGAGGCGTTTAACATTCCTTCTGTTGGTTTAAATGGCGTTGTTGCATATCAGGGTGATATCTCAACATTGGAAGGCAAATGCCGTATTGCCGTTTGGTATTCTGCATGTACCAAACGACCTGAAGCAGTTGGTGTTGGGCTGACAGGTCAAAAATAAACCCTCGTTGTTATTCGGGAGCTTCGGCTCCCTTTTTTTATTGGAGATGACAATGAAAACGATGCTTTATAAAGCTAATGGTGATGTGAAAATTTGGGGTATGAACCTTCAAATTATTACTGTCAACGATGATGAACTTGAAAGTTATTTGAAAGATGGCTGGTGTAAAAATCCAAACGACACCAAGAAGAAGACTGAAGATAAACCCGCTACCAAGAAAAAGGCGGTGAAAGATGCAGATAACAACGAAGGGTGAGTTAGTTGTAGCGGCGTTACGTAAATTAGGCGTTGCTTCCGATGCTACATTAACCGATATCGAGCCTCAGTCATTAGAAGATGGCGTGGTTGATTTAGAATCAATGATGTACGAATGGTTTGAAGATGGTGCAGGAATTCATACTGGCTATAAGTTCGCTGATGAAGACACTCCTATCGATCAAGGTGATGAACACGGGTTAAACAAACAAGCCATTAACGCAGTTATCTACAACTTAGCTACTCGCATTGCACCTGATTACCAAATTGCCCCGCTTGATAAGGTCATTACAACTGCTAGATATGGCAAAGAAAGACTCATGCGAAGCTGTGCTTTAAAGAGAGCTAAAAATGCCAGATCTCATCATCCCGATGGTTTCCCTATTGGCTCAGGTAATCGATTATTAACGATGACTGGTCAGCGATACTTCCACAGGAGAAAACCACATGCCAAGGATCCAAATACCTCTTGCTAGAGGTTTGCGAAAAGACCCGCATACAGCAGATTATATTGATGGTCTTCCAGTTAATATGTTGGCCACACCGAAAGAAGTATTGAATGCGTCAGGTTATTTGCGTTCGTTCCCTGCATTAGAAAAGCGTCATAGTGTTGATGGTGTATCTCGTGGTGTCCAGTACAACACGAAAAACAACACGGTTTACCGAGTGTGTGGCAACAAGCTTTATCGTGGACAGAATGCTATTGCTGACATTCAAGGTAAAGGCAGGGTGACTATGGCGCACTCTGGTTACAGTCAAGCAGTAGCGTCAGGCGGTAAGTTAAAGCTCTATCGCTATGACGGTGAGGTTAAGGAATTAACTAACTGGCCTGAAGAAGAGGTAATTACTGAAGGTTATAAACGTGACGTTAAAAAATGGACCCACAAAGAAGGTAATGATGATTTCGTTCCACTCACAAAGGGTGATCTGGATGGGTTCTTAACGTTAAAAATCACGCCTAAAACTTCTGATGGTAAAACTGGTAATGAGATGCTTATCACTGAGCAAATGGTGGGCGTTAAATTATCTCAACAGGAAGATGACGAGAAACCCTATCTTACCGACGTTCTGGTAGAGGGTGTTAAGCGTGCAGGTGGTAAAATCACAGTCACGTATAAAATGAACCTTGCCAAATCTAGCGAGCAAACAGCCAAAGACGTTACTGAATTTATAATGACGCAAGAGGTGATAGATGTAGTCGAAAAATACCCTCAATACGAATTAGGTGATGTTGTTGATGTTGCTCGTAACCGAGGGCGTTATATTTGGTTACAGAAAGGCGGTGAAAGGTTCGGCGTTACTGACTTAGACGATGAGTCTAAACCTGATCGTTATCGTCCATTTTACACAGCTGAATCACAGCCTGACGGCATCATTGCTATCGATTCTTGGCGTGATATGGTGCTTTGCTTTGGTTCGTCAACTATCGAATACTTTACCATTACCGGATCAACAAACGCGTCACAAGTAATATATGCGCCACAACCATCTTATTTTGTTCAGATGGGTATTGCTGGTCGTGATGCTAAGTGTAAGTTTGGAGAATCATTTGCATTCATCAGCAACCCAGCAAACGGCGCGCCTTCTATTTATATTCTTGGTGCTGGAACGGCTAGCCAAATTTCCACAGCAAGTATTGATAAGATCATTCGTAGCTATACATCAGACGAGTTATCACATGCGGTTCTTGAGGCTATTCGCTTCGATGGTCATGAGTTGCTCATTGTTCACTTACAGCGGCATACACTTTGCTTTGACGCATCAGGAAGCCAGAAATATCCGCAGTGGTGCATTCTAAAGTCTGGACTGTATGAAGAAACTTATCGTGCAATTGATTTTATGTATGAAGGTAATCAAATCACTGTTGCGGATAAAACCGAGGGGATTGTTGGTAATCTTGCCTTCAATAAATCATCTCAGTATGACAAGCAAGTAGAGCACATCCTATACACACCTATGGCTAAAGCCGATAACGCAAGGGTGTTCGATTTAGAGCTTGAGGCATCAACAGGCGTTGCCCAAATTGCTGATAAGTTATTTCTCTGTGCAACAACTGACGGCATTAACTTTGGTCGAGAGCAAATGATTGAGCAGAACTCACCATTCCAATATGACCGCCGTGTTTTGTGGCGAAGAGTGGGAAGGGTGAGAAAGAACATAGGGTTTAAGGTTCGAGTTATCACTAAATCTCCTGTAACGCTGAGTGATCTGTCTATGAGGGTTGAATAATGGCAAATGAAAACCTTTCTACCCCCATAGAAATTCAAGCCTCTTATATTGTTCCAAATATCCTACCTGATAACTTTAGCGAAACCTATCGACGCATAGTGTTAAGTGGTGCTGATGATATGGAAAAGGTAGCTGGTCGTGCAAATGAGGCTGGCGCTGAGGCTTTTGATGCTCAAAAGAGGAATGATGAGCAAGATGTTGTTCTTGAAGAACATGAGGAAAGACTTAGTGAAGCCGAACAAACAATTGTTGAGCATGGTATTCAGCTAGCAAATCATGAAGAGCGGATAACGAAAACGGAAGAGGATTTATCTAAGTTAGAGGTAAGGGTTCTTAACGTTGAGCAAGACGTTGATGGTCTGAAAATAAAGATACAAGACCTTGATGGAAGAATATCTGAAATTAAAGTTGATTACGTTTCTCTCAGCAAAACAGAAAAACAAAAGCTCTTGTCTCCTATCGATGTTTCAACATCCTACTCAGTAAACGGAACTAAAGTTGTTGGTTCTCGAGTTAATGGCTTTACATCAGCAACGGGTACGGCATTTAAGGGCTCGTTTAATGCCAACCAATCCTACTCATTCAGCGCCGATTACACACGGTCAGAAATACAAACTTTGGCTAATGGCTTAGTCGAGGCAAGACAACGAATCAAGGCTCTTGAAGATGCGCTCAGAACACACGGATTAATAGACTAATGGAAATTAAAATTATTGATAATCCTATTCGACTATCTGAGTTTTTAAATGATAAGTCGAATACGGGTAATATCGTTGATGGCAATGATCAGTATTTCATTAAACCTGATGCGCTTTACTTAGGTATTTATGAAGGAGTTCTGTTGGTTGGTGTTTTCGAGGTGCGTAATTTTTGGCATACAGTTGTTGAGTGTCACGCCATATTTGATGCTGGATTCCGTGGCAAGTACGCCTTTGATGCACACAAATTATTCTGCAAGTGGTTACTGGAAAATAGTCAATTCACTAACTCGGTAACTATGGTTCCTGATACCACAAAATATGGTCGCGTTATTGTGAAAATGCTTGGTGCTACTCGTGTCGGTCATTTAGATGATGCGTATATCAGTAATGGCAAACCAGTAGGTGTCACCATTTATCAACTAAAACGCGAACAGTACGAGGAGTTATTAAAATGCTGATTATTTCAGAGAGATTCAGAAATTCACTGCTACCCATGCATGGATATATGAAAGGGGGCGGTGACGGTGGTGCAGGTGCTCAAGCTGATGCGACTCGTGAAGCCACAGCGTTACAGCGTGAAATATGGCAGACAACCATGAATAACTTGGCTCCTTTTACACCTATGGCGCAACAGTACATTGGACAAATGCAAAATCTGTCAACATTAGAGGGGCAAGGTAACGCACTAAACCAATACTACAACTCTCAACAGTTTAATGATTTAGCAAACCAAGCCAGATACCAGCAGTTAGCAGGTGCAGAAGCTATGGGTGGACTTGGTTCCACTGCGACAAGCAATCAACTCGCTTCTATTGCGCCAATGTTAGGGCAAAGCTGGCTTTCTGACCAAATGAACAACTATCAGAATTTGGCGAATATTGGTCTAGGTGCATTGCAAGGTCAGGCAAACGCAGGTCAGAGTTACGCCAATAATACAGGTCAGTTACTACAACAGAATGCAGCTGCTCAAGCGTCCATGGCTAACCGCCCTTCATCTATGCAGCAAGGGATTATGGGTGGATTAGGTGGTGCTACTGCCGGAATGGCTATTGGTGGCCCATGGGGCGCTGCGATAGGTGGTGGTCTTGGTGTTCTTGGTTCATTATTTTAAGGTGATGATATGGCTACATGGAACCAGCAAGGATCAGGGGGATTTCTTGGCGGTATTGGTTTAAATAATACTAACGCCCCTAAAGCAAGTGACGCAAACGCAACTCTTGCTATGATCCGAGAAAATAATGACCTACAAAGGTCTGGAGCTAATAATATAGGGTTGCAGTTAGCTCAAGGGCTTGGTGGACTTGGTGAAATGTACAAGCAACAGCAAGCTCAGGAGAGAGATAAGGAATTCCAATCTTTGTGGGGTAAGGCGTACGCATCTGGAGATAGAGACGCTATGAGGCAGTTGATGGCTACATATCCAGATCAGGCTGAGAAAATAACATCAGGTATGCAAGGAATATCAGAGGATGTCAGGGAATCTTTAGGAAACATAGCATCTGGCTACCGGATGGCTATTAATAGTGGTAATGCTACTGATTACATCCGTAAAAATGCTGATGAGTTACGACGATTAGGTATTGACCCTCAGCAGGCTCTGGCTATGGCAAATGAAAACCCCAAAGGGGCTATAGAGTTAGCTGACCATATCGGCATGTCTGCATTAGGTCCTGATAAGTATTTTGATATTCAGGATAAAATCGAAGGTCGTTCTATTGATAGAGATAAACTTTCCGAGACAGTGCGTAGTAATCAAGCCAGTGAAGCGTTGACACGAGAAGGTCATCAAATACAAATCAGAGGGCAAAATATCTCCGCTCAAAACTCTATTAGGTCAGCTAACTCTTCAGGAAGTAAGCCTGCATCTGTGCAAGAGTACGAGTACATGGTATCGCTTACCCCTGAGCAACGTAAGCAGTTTTTAGCGTTAAAAGGTAGAGGGGAGAATGAATTACAACAGGCTCAGTTATCCAATGGGCAAACTGTAATGATTGATCCTAAAGCTCAAGGTGCAGGAGACTCTAAATATTACAAGGGGTTCGACGCTAACGGTAATGTAGTAACCATTCCTGTCAATGCTCTATCAAGCGTATCTTCTACAGCAAATAATGCATCAACTACACGCATGAATGAGGATTTATCTTTAATAGCAAACGCGCCTATTTCCCAATTAAATGCCATTACTGGTATTACTGGAGGAACAGGAACAACACCTATAACAGCTGACGCAGGAACTAGGACGGTGAATAAAGAGGCGCGATCTTTATATAATGCCGCTCAACGTATACAGGGTAACATGCAAAATCAAGGTATTAGTGCAGCTAGAGAGATGGGGGCTAGTGGGATTAATACGGTTGCAGAAGCAAAAATGTTCTTCCAGTCAATGCCACAGCTTGATTATTCCAGCCCTGAAGCATTGCAGAATTCAGTGAAAATAATTGACCAATACACGAAGGCATTTAATTCAAGGAATAACGCCAATCTAGGTGCACCATCAAGCCAGAAACCAAAGCAACAAGCCCCTCAAGCGGCGATTCAAGCATTAAAGCAAGATCCATCATTAGCATCTCAATTCAAAGCTAAATACGGATATCTACCATAAGGATAATTACATGGCTAATTTCTTTGATCAATTTGATGAGCAAAAATTACCTAATGGTATGATTGAGAAAGGTAATATTGATATTCATAATCGGCCAGTGGTGAAAAATGAAGACGGTAGCATAAGTACCGTTAGGAGTTTGTCGGCAAACATTGATGGAATGGAGGTGTTAATACCCACAGTTAGTGATGATGGCAGGATCATGTCTGACGACGAAGCTATTGATAACTACCTAAGAACAGGTAAGCACTTAGGTATGTTTTCAACACCAGAAGACGCTACAGCTTATGCCGAAAGCTTACATAATCAACAAGCAGAAGAATACCTACCGCAAGGAAGGAATTTTTTTGATCAGTTCGACGCATCGGCACAACAAGAACAAGGCCCTCAACCAGCACAGCCAGAAAATAGTTATATCGCCGGCATGAAGCAAACCAACCAGAATCTTTCTCAAGGGTTACAGCAATCGTCTGAGGACGCCAAAAGTTTCCGTGAAAACGTAATAGATGCCTTCACTGGTGAAAGCAAGATGACTCCTGAAGTCCAAGGGCTAGAAGGGATCATGTCTTCGCCAGAAATGAATGCATTCAATACTGACGCAATGAAAGCGGCTTGGGTACAAATGTTCGGCAACGACAACGACTTTGTAAAAGTGATCGGGAATATGGGAGGCAAGGTATCTCAAGATGAAAAGGGGAACCTTTTAGTTGACTTACCATCTGGCCGATATGCATTAAATAAGCCTGGTCTATCAGCTGAAGATATCATGCCATTTATAGCGAACGCGGCCGCATTCACTCCAGCGGGTAGAGCATCAACTGTATTAGGCGCTACCGCGAAATCAGCAGGTACAGACTTGGCTCTACAATCGTCCGTTAATATGGCGGGCGGTGGTGATATTAACCCGCTACAAACAGCATTATCTGCTGGTATTGGTGGGGGAGGAAAAGCTATTGAGCGCGGGCTTAGCGGTCTATCTCGCGCAACAAGTGGAAATATCGCGCCAGAAACTCAGCAGTTATTAAGGAATGCTGAGCAAAATGGAATAGATGTACTGACAACAGATGTTTTACCACCAAGAACGTCAGTAGGAAGGCAGCTTCAACAGGCAGGTGAGCAGAGTATTGGTGGTACTGGTAACCGCAGGGCAATACAAGCAGAGCAAAGAGAAAACTTTGTCGAGTCTGTTCCACAGATGATTGAGCAGGAGTTCGGCATTTATGCTCCGCATGTTATGCAAGGAGAAGTTAGCGCTGGATTGCGCAGGGCTAAAGACATGCATGGTGGCGTGATAAATAACATTACTCAGCAAATGACAGGTGTTCCAGTTACACCAACCAGATCTATTCCAGCAATTGATGAGGCATTACAACGGATAGGAAATGGTTTAGCTCCAAATAACGCAGCTGTGCAAATACTAACGAACCTCAGAAATAGGGTTGCAAATGGCGCTAGCTTTGAAGAGCTTCGTAATTTGAGGACAGAACTTCGTCAAAGTTTGCAGGGCGATAACTTAGCAATGCCTACAGCTCTTGAGTCTGCATACAACAGAATAAACACAGCCATGACAAATGACATGAATAGATCTGTTGGTCAGAATCTAGGTACTGGCGCATTAAATCAGCTTCGTCATGCTAATAACGAATATCGAAACATAGCGAGAGGGATAGAGAAGACCGGGCTAAAAAATGCTCTAGAGAAGGGCGACATTACACCAGAGCTAATCAACAATCTTGTTTACAGTAAGCGCCCTAGTGACATCGCTAGAATATTCAATATGGTCAATGAGAATGGTAGAAACCAATTACGATCTGCCTATTTAACTCGCGCTTATGAGAAAGCAAACGGATCACCTCAGCGTATGGTTACTCAATTAAATCAATTAATCAATCAATCCAATGGGCAGGTGTTTAATACAGTCTTTAACCAACAACAGCGAAAAATGATTGAAGGGATGCGCGATGTTCTTGAGGCAACAAGAAGAGCCAGCACATCAAACCAAGTTACTCAAACAGGTATGTCATTAATTACCCCAAGCAGGACTGCGGCAACATTATTAACTGGAGGCGCCGCTCTTGGAATTGAGGTTGGAACTGGTTTAATTGCTAGAATGTATGAATCACCGGCGATAAGAAATATGTTGCTACGGCTACATAACACACCTAGAGGAAGCACGGCTAGAGATAGAGCGATAACCAACATCATCAATACTCTAACTGCTGCAGGACAGTCTGGTAATAGGAATTAGTTTTTAGTGCAGGAACCAACGACATCACCAACAAGCGATGTGGTTCCTGTCACTAACTTATGGTTATTTACTACCTTTGAGTAAAGCACCTTATTTTTATCAGTGATAGCCCAAGTCTCTATTGTTGATGTATTCCCATTAATATACAAACCAACCATAGATGATGGTGATATAGGGGTATATTCTAAACCACCACCACCAAATGTGTCAGAGGCTAGTCTAACATCGCCACTGTCTTTGTTTATCTCAACTTGGAATATGCCATTACTCATGCCATTTTCTATATACTTATATTTTTCAGACTCATAAGCGCTATATCCCTTTAGGTTTGAAACGACCCAGCATTGTGCGTTAGCGCACATAGGGATCATAGCAGCTAGCGCCAATAGATATTTTTTCACCATTACCTCGTTATTTGTTTATGGTGACGCCATATTCATACATATTAACTAAAGCGTCAGCGAATTTCTTTGCTCCTTCATTAGACATAGAACCATTTGATGCGAAATCTTCGTACATCATATCCCGAAGTTTATCAGTGTTATAATCTTTATCAGTTACGCCACGCTCACAGAAGGAGATTAGATCGTTTATTATTTTAATTTCAGTTTCACTTAATTTGCTTGGGTTATCACCTCTAAGAGCAGATAGAGTGGAGTCATAAGTCATCAATTTAGAAAAATAAATATTCGTCGCCTTCTCAGAGCACTTAACGCTAGACGCTACCGAGCTGAATGCTGGGAAAAGCAAAAAAGAAAAAATAAGTAACTTTTTCACCACAACCTCACAATTTTTTATTTTTTATCATTATATAGTTTAACTAATGTATCGAACACCATCTTTTTAACTTCTTCTGCTTGGTGATCTGCTAGTCTTTCAGCATCGCTTCTATACCCAATTACCGAAGAAGGAGTTGATAAATAAATATCAATTATGTGAACAAGCTCAGAGTTCAAAGACCTACCATTCATCTTTGCTCTTTGTTTTAGCTTCTCTTTTGTTTCAGCAGTAAGCCGTAGATTGAACTGCGTATCTTCTCTTGCCATTTGTCTCACCCTATTTTTTGGTGGACAAACATAATATAACCTACTGTATTTATTCACAATAAGACCACGGTGATACCATTACCGTGACTACTCACGCTTGGAGAAAGCAATGTCAGATATTATCCCTAATGTCGTCGTGTCAATGCCATCACAAATATTCACTCTCGCAAGGAAATTCCAAGCGGCGAGTAATGGTAAGATTTATATTGGTAAAATTGATACCGATCCAACATTACCAGAAAACCAAATTCAGGTTTATTTAGAAAATGAAGATGGTTCTCATATTCCAGTTTCACAACCTTTAATTATCAATCAAGCTGGATTTCCTGTTTATAACGGTCAGATTGCTAAGTTTGTGACTGTGGAAGGTCATAGTATGGCTGTGTATGACAGCTATGGGGCGCAGCAACATTATTACCCTAACGTGCTGAAGTATGATCCTGATCAGTTTGCTCTATGGGCAAAAGATAATTTTACAAATAAAAACGAAAGAATATTTTTAAATAAAAACAATAAATTATCACTTTCTGATTATCCTTCAGTATTGGATTTTGATTTCATTTACCCTAATGACGAGACGAAAGATAGCACTCAGGGTTTTTTAAACGCATTAAATGATGATTCCATCACTGATATTTGGGTACCTAAAGGTCTTTATAGAGTTGACGAAAAAATTGTCACACAAGCTGGTAAAAGAATAAGATTCGCAAAGGGTGCAAGGTTAATACGCTTATCTAAATATAGCGATAATACTGATCCTGTTTTTATTTTAAGAGGCAGTTATTCTGAGAGCTATGGAGGTGAATTTATAACTGAAAACGATCATCCACATGGTGTTGTTAGACTTGGTCACCAGGATAGTAATGATAATAAAAATGCTCTATGGTGGCGATTTGAGAACCCTTTTATTAAAGGGGTACAAAGAGAAGGTAATATTGGTATAGATATTACTAATGCGCAAGTTAACATAGGTACTAGCTCAGCAAATTATTTTGGTTACGTTAGTAATCCAATTATTCACGGTTCTGATGAGGGGATAGTTCTTAATGAGATTGCTAATGCTCATACAATTATTTCACCTCAACTGTATCGCTGTGTAACATCTGGTATATCTTATTATGGCGCTTACGCTAATCATGTTATAGGTGGATTTTTACATCAAAGTCAAAATGGTGTTATTGGCATAAATCTGAGAAACAAGCGTATAGAATCAGCACATCACTCATCAAACAATCAAGTTGATGGGTTTGGTATTGAGCCAGGAGGTAGTTTATCAAAAGCAATATATATAGACAGTGAGTGTACTAGAAATAGAATTAATGTGATGGGGAATGTTGCTGGTGGTGTAGTAATTTTAAATAAAAAAAACGACTACAATACATTATTTGCAAACTCAACGAACGAACAAAATGTAAATAATTTACACATAAAAGATAAAGTTAGATCTATAAATACTCAGACTGAATTTAACAAAAAGACTAATATTACAGAGAATACCAGCATTGATTTTTTTAAAATAACATTACCTTCCAATGGCTCAGGGTATTTAATTAACTGCAATTTAACAGCAAGGAATCCATCAATAGATAACGTATATCCAGCAATGGCTGTTATATCAGCAATGAATAGAAGTCAACTGAAAGCTGCTTATGTAAGAGAAGAAAAACCAACAGGAAGATGTGGTGAAGTTTATTATCGCGTTGATGGCAATGTGCTAATTATAGGAGGTAAAAGCTACAATAATGGTACGTCTACTGTATTTATTAACTTTAGTATGTCTATAACTATTGAGTCCAGCGAAGATGGAATGTCTGGAGTCACTATCGATAAAGTATTGTAAATAGTATTTTTATACTACTTGCGTCCAAATCGACATTCACTTTGTCTTTTTCTTCTTGGGTTAGGTTTGCGAGGTTCATAACAGATCCGGTTAGTTTTTGGAGAGTATAGCAGGGTGGGGGAATTGATGGGTAAAAAACGGTAATTTTGAGGGTTGCATTTTATATTGTGTACATAAAAGTGTACTTTTTGATATGCTTACCTGTTATTTATGGTAGTAAATACAGTCGGTTATATGTTTTATTCGTTATATCCATTTAACTAAGGGAACATTTTGCGAGAGGGTGCTTAACTGTTTCTCAGTGTCCGTATAGTACCGTTTTTGTGGTGGAGGGATCAAGGTATTTAGTCATTGAGTTAGCAAGGTTTATTTTGTAATCAATGATAATACTGCCTTAATAGCTATTTCTATATTTTTATATTGTCACAGTAGGTCGTAATAAAAATGATAAATATAAAATTAGTAGGTTAATTGAATGAGTCATAAAAAATTAAAGCAATAAACGGGAGGGGAATAAACTAAAGAAGGCTCCTACCCGTTTAATGTATACAAGCTAATAGCTTGTTAATATAGTGAGAGTGCTTTTGTTAAACTTTTTAAACACCGAAAGAGAATGTTAACACGGCCTCACCAATAAAATCGAGTCCATTACTAATATCTATCGCTTTTTTAGCTAGCTTATCACGAGAAAGAATAAATGTATGAGATGATATTCCTGGTATAAATTTTGTGGTAAAGATTTCACCTGAGACTAATTTAAGAGATGCGGCGGATACATCCTCTTGTTGCTCTGATGTCCACCCATGAATATTATTTTTAACTAAGACAGATACCCCTACTTCAGCTGTTTTAGGTGTTGCTCGGCTTATAAAAGCCGTTTTCCCGTCAACAGTTGCATCTTTCCAATTAAAAAATGAAGCCCCAACAGCTTTATCTGGGTTGGCTTTATCAACTAAGCGAAACCAAGCACTATCATAACTAGTATTATAATCAAGATCTACATCACCATATGTGTCAGTAGGTATAAAAGTCAAATAAGTTTTAGCATCACATTCAATACTGATGCTTGTTTCTGGTTTCATATCCACATATTGATAGTTTGAAGATTGTGGTATCAAGCTTGGCGATATGCGGCCATAGTCAAAGACAACTTCTGTATTGTTAGAACTATTGATTGTACAAGTTGGCGGTTTTATATCCCCATTGATCTGTAATTGAGCCGAAGGTGTTACAGCTAGCGCTGATGTTGATATAGCCGCTAGTAAGGTAAAATAGAGAAAATTCTTTTTCAT